AAAGTTTACCTTTGTTTACAATCACAGGTTACAAGCATATAAAAACTGGGAAGTAACTTTTAATATGTTTGATGACCTATACAAAGATTACGACTTTGATGTTGCAGTATGTCCTGTTGGTACAAGCAATCTTGCTGCTGTAAACAAAAAACCTTATACAAAAATATATGAATGTAAAACTCAAAAGCAATACTATGATGTATTAAGCAAGTGTCATGCTAACACTTTTAACTCGCAATACGAAACTTTTTGCATATCTATTTTTGAAAGCATGATGCAGGGATTAGCTACAATCGTTCCTGAAGCAACAACAATGCCAGAGCTTCTTGGTTCTAATAACGAACAACTGTTTAGAGACAAAGATGAGCAACTAAGCCTGATTAAAAGAATGTTAAAAAATCCTAATCTTGCGATTGGATGGGGAGAGCATAATAGCCAGAGAGCTAAAACCTTTTCCGTTGAAAATTATTGCAAAAGACTTCGTGCAATTTTTACACAACAACTAACAAAGAAAAACATGTTTGAAAGCTTAAAAGATAAAAACAAAGAAAAACTCATGAAGTTTTTAGACAAGTTTGATACAATTAAGGCTTCTGAGCTTAAAAGAATACGAAGACATATCAATTTATCAAATCAATCTGTACCAAATCATAGGCTTGTTAACATAATGTATCATGCAGGATATGACCAAATAATTAAAAAAGATGAACCTATATTCGTAAAACAACTTGACACAAAAATATAAACACTCATATTTATAATATGGGTTATCGTATATCGAACACCAAGCTAGAAGAGTTAATAACGGAATATAAAGGATTTGTTACTAGAATTTGTAAAGCTGCGGGCATATCAAGACAAGCTTTTTATGCAAGATTAGAAAGATATCCTAACTTACAAAAGAAACTAGATGAAGCAAGAGATGAAGTTATAGATTTTGCAGAATCAAAATTGCTAGAGCTTATTAACGAAAAACATTATCCTAGCATTAGATTTTATTTAGAAACCCAAGCCAAAGATAAGGGCTATGTTATCAAACAGGAAATAGAGAACAAACATACAATAGATAGTATTGTAGAAGTTCCAGAAATGACAGCACATGAGCCAACAATCGAAGAAATTAGAGAAGAAAAAACAGAACACTAATGTAATTTGGAAGCCAACACCAAAGCAACTAGAGTTCTTAAAAGCTGGTGCAATATTTGAAGTTGCATACTTAGGTGGTGCGGGTAGCGGTAAATCATCTGTTTTACTTATTGATGCTTGTAGACAAATGATGTACGAAGATGCTAAAGCTGTAGTCTTTCGTAGAACAACTAGAGAGCTTAGACAGCTTATTGATTACTCACAACAAATATATAAAAAACTTGGAGCTAAATGGAATCAACATCAATCTTTTTGGCAATTTCCTAGTGGTGGCAAAATATTTTTCTCTCACATGGAAACAGTAAATGACAAGTTTCAGCATGATGGACAAGAGTATAGTGCAGGAGTTTTTTTTGATGAGATAACATCTTTTGAAGAAGAACAGTATTTGTACCTACATTCTAGGTGTCGTTCTACTAATCCAAAGCTTATTCCTAGAGTAAGATGCACAGGCACTCCAGTTGGCAAATATGTAGACTGGGTAAGAAAAAGATTTGTAGAGCCAGGTGCTTATAATATTTATAAAGAGCCTAACACAGGTTTAAAAAGACTGTTTATACCTGCTACTTTAGATGACAACCCACATTTGCAACAAAATGATAAAATGTATGAGCAAAGACTTAAAATGCAAGGTGATAAAATTTATGCTGCTCTTAGATATGGCGATTGGTCTAAGATAGAGGGTACATGTTTTCCCGAGATGTCGGTACAACAACATTTGATATCTTCTTATAAACCTTCTGAAAATGACATCATAATAAGAGGTTTTGACTATGGATTCTCTGCTCCATTTGCTACAGTTTGGTTAGCTTATACTGGAGAGAAAGAGCTTATTTGCTTTAAAGAATATGTAGGAACAGTAGATGGTACCAATAAAGGTTTGCAAATGCCTGCAAACGAAGTAGCTAAAAACATAAAAGATATAGAAAAAGCTAATGGTTTTTATGCTTCACACTGCCCATCGGATGTATCAATGTGGAACAGACACAATCAAGGTGAATCAATAGCAGAGATATTTGAATCAGAAGGATTAGTAATGCATAGAGCAAATAATGACAGAATCTACGGAACACAACAATTGCACATGAGATTAGCAAACTTACAACACACAGGAAAACCGACATTGATATTCACAGAAGATTGCCCATATACTTTTAAAGCAATGAGTCAAATACAAGTAGACAAGAAAAACATTGAAACTTATGATACTAACGGTTTTGACCATCCTGTAGATGCATTGAGGTATGCAGTCTGCGAAATGCCAATTGAAGGAGATGCGGCTATGAGCCCAGTAGATGTTTTTGGTGATAGAATATCTGCTAATATGCCTTTTTAACCTTTACTTTATATACGATATCAAATAAACTATATTGAAATGGCTTTACTTGACAAGATTACGAAAATATTCCAAAAAGAACAACCGACTAAAGTAAGATTAGGCGAATTGGCTAGTTCAGAATCTAAACTAGCTTATAAGAATGGCATTATACCATACAACCCAGATACATTGGTATCAAGAAAGGGTATGCAAATATATGACCAAATGAGAATTGATGATATGGTTAAGTCTTCATTAAGCCTTAAAAAGTTTGCAACATTAGCACCTAACTTCAAAATTGTACCTGCATCAGACAGCACTTCAGATAAAGAAGTTGCAGACTTTGTTAATTACACAATAACTGAAATGGAAGGCTCAATGAATGATGCATTGTTCCAAATTATGTCAGCTTTAGACTATGGTTACTCTGTAACAGAAATAAATTACAGATTGTATGATTCAGGACCTTATGCTAACAAAGTAGGTCTTAAAAACTTAAAAACAAAAAGACCACATTGGTATGAATTTAAAGTAGATAAATATAGCAACTTGAAAAAAAGAGGCATAATTTATACCTATGAAGGTTTAGAGCAAAAATTACCAACAAACAAATTTTTAATATTTAGTTACAACAAAGAATTTGGTAATCATTATGGACAATCTGATTTAAGGTCAGCATATAGAGCTTTCTGGTCAAAAGATACAATAATAAAATTTTGGAACATTTACTTAGAAAGATTTGCAAACCCAACAGTTCTTGGAAAGTATAGAAACAATGACCCGCAAACAACTGTTAATCTTAGGAAGATACTTGATAATCTAACTGCTAAAACATCTATTACACACAGAGTAGATGAATTTGACATTAGTTTCTTAGAGCCATCAAGGAGTTCAACTGATGACTTTAAAACTGCAATTAATTATTATGATAAATCTATTGCTCGTTCTATTCTTATCCCTGATAGGCTAGTAGCCGAAGGACAGTTTGGAGCATACTCACAAGCAAAAGTACACTTTGATGTTTTCTTATATGTTCTTGGTAAACTAAGACAAGACCTAGAAGAAATTGTAATGCAAGAACAATTAATTAAAAACATTGTGCAAATAAATTATGGCAATGTTGCATTACCTAAATTTCAATTTAACCCTATGACTGATGACCAGAAATTAGAGCTAAATCAGTTATTTGTAGATGCTGTATCTAAAGGTGTAGTTCAAGCAACACAATTAGACCAAAATGCAATAAGAGAAAACTTACATTTCCCAACAATAAATTCTATCGAAGAGCCTGCTCCTCAAGAAGGTTTAGCTGAAGAACCTATTGTAGAAGACAATGACCTTGAAGATTCTGAAGAAATGGTTACCTCTAACAATAGTCAGTTGGATTTAAGACCAACCGAAGCAATGGCTAAAGAAGGAGAGAAAGCATTAGAATGGAGAAAGGAGTTTGGAAGGGGTGGCACTGCCGTTGGGATAGCTCGAGCGAGACAATTAAAAAACAGAGAGAACTTGTCGCCAAGTACAGTGAAGCGAATGCACAGTTTCTTTTCCCGACACGAAGTAGACAAAAAAGCACAAGGATTCAGACCAGGAGAAAAGGGTTATCCAAGTAACGGAAGAATTGCTTGGGCAATGTGGGGTGGAGACCCTGGACAATCTTGGGCTAGGTCAAAAAGAAACCAGCTTGAAAATAAACCAGCTTCAGACCAACAAGAAGCAATAGAGTATAGTGCCAGAGATGAAGCACTTAAAAAGAAAGTAAAAGACCATAATGAGAAGTATGGTGGTACAAACAAAAGAACTAACATGAGAACACTTCGTGTAGTTTATAATCGTGGGATTGGAGCTTACAGAACTAATCCAGGTAGTGTAAGACCATCTGTAAAATCACCACAACAATGGGCACTTGCAAGAGTAAATAGTTATCTATATGCACTTCGCAATGGTCGTTTCCGTTCTGGTAAACACGACACTGATTTATTCCCTAAAGGACATCCACTGAGTACAAAATGACAGAAGTTGCATCAACAGTAACACATAGTCAAGTTCAATCAATACAATCCTTTGTAAAACAAGACATTAGGTGTTACAATTGTAATAAATTACTAGCAAAATCAAATGTCAAGGATTTTGTTGGAATTGAAATAAAATGTCCGAGATGTCGGGTAATAAATGAGGTGTAAATATGCCAGGAATACATGGTAAAGACAAAGAAAAAAACATGGGTGTCCATGACAAAGAAAAGGAAATGGGTGTGCATGACAAAGATAAAGACATGGGAATGTTGAGACCAGAAATACAAGAAAGAATGACAAAAGAAGAATTGTATGCAATGGAAGATGTGTATACAACTGCTGAAAAAGCAGAAGCTAGAGCTAAAGAAATGGGCGGAGAAGGTTCTCACTCACATACTCATGTTATTGATGATGAAGAAGTAGTTTATTACATGCCATTTCCTAATCATCCTGCTTACATGGAAGCCAAAGAAAAAATGAAAGATAAAGAGATGGGTGCACACGAAGATGACAAAGACATGGGTGCTCATGAAGATGAAGAAAAAATGGCAATTACACCTAGAGATGTTCACACAGAAAGACCAATCGGCTCTTATGCACAATCTGACTGCGATTGTGATGAAAACAAAGAGGTATGCGATTGTAAAGAAGAACAAAAGAACAATGCAGTCGAACAAACTTATAACCTTAATGGTGTCGAAATATTTTCAACTGGTATCTGGAATGGCGACAGATATAGTGAGAAGGACCTAGATGCCATGATTAAAAACTTTGATGATGTGGGCTTTGAACCACCCATCAAACTAGGACATAATGAGGAACAATCTGAGTTGCAAGATGGACAACCTGCTCTTGGTTATATCTCCAAAATCTATAAGGTAGGTAGTAAACTCGTTGCTGATTTCAAAGAACTTCCTAAGAAAGTATTTGATGCAATTAAAAGAGGAAACTACAAAAGAGTTTCAAGTGAAATATATTGGAACTACAAAGCCAATGGCTCAACTTTCAATAGAGTGCTTAAAGCAGTAGCTTTATTGGGAGCTGATATTCCTGCTGTTACTAACTTAGAATCAATCGAAGGATTGTATTCCAACATGGGAACAGGGGAAGTCAAATACCACTATAACGGAAAGGAGAGTGAAATCATGGAAGAGAAACATGATGAGGTTTCAGTCAATAAGTACGAGGAAGAAATTTCACAACTTCGCAAAGAAAAAGAAGAAGTTATGAAAGAATACCAAGCACATAAAGATGAAATCAAAAAAACCAATATCGCTTCATACATGGAAAGTTTAAAAACTGAAGGCAAAATCCTTCCTGTCCAGTATAAAGAGGTAGAGGCACTTCTTTCAACTGCAACTGAAGAAAAAGTATTTTCTTATTCTAAAGATGAAAAAGAAGTAAACTTATCTCAGTTTGAACTTGTAAAAAGCATCCTAGACAACATGCCAAAAGTTGTTGAGTTTGCTGAAATATCAGAAGAAGGTGGCGAACCAATAGTAGCTACTGAATATGATAATGCAGGTGTTGAAGTTGATAGAAGAGCCAAGCTTTACATCTCTAACAAAAAAGCAGAAAATTATGGCGAAGCTATAAAAGCTGTGTTAGCTGATGATGAAGAATTGGCAGAAAAATATGAACTAGAAAGGAGATAAAAATGAGTACAAGACAATATTTATCAATGGTCGCAAGAGAAGATTTATCCAATATGCAATACAAAATCGTGAATGTTCATGATGCAAACGGGATAAAATTACGAGTTGCAGCAGGAGCAGGTGTTCTTGGTGTATTAAACAACAAACCACAATCAGGCGAACATGCAACAGTAGTTGTCGGTGGATTAACAAGATGTGTAGCTGGTGCTACTATGGCAGCAGGAAGCTGGGTTACAGTAACTGCTTCTGGTACAGGAACAGCAGCAACATCAGGAGATTATATTCTAGGTAAAGCAATCACAGGTTGTGCATCTGGAAGCAACTTCCAACTGTTAGTTCAACACAATGGTTACAGAGGATAATAAATTTTAAGGAGATTAAAAAATGGGAATAGGACCAAGAGATGTTCACATTGATGTACCTTTAAGCAATTTAGTTGTTGGCTTTGAGCCACAAAATACAATTGTTCAAGACATATATCCAATTGTGAATGTTCAAAAACAATCAGATGTGTTCTATAAGTGGACTAAAGGAGACTTCTTTAGACTTCCTGAAACTACAATAAGAGCACCAAGAACAAAAGGTAGAACAGTTAACTACAATGTATCATCAGATACATTCTATGCTAAAAACTATGCCTTAGTAGATGAAATAGACTACGAGACAATGGTTAATGCTGATGCACCTCTACAAATTAGAGAGAAAGCAGCAAGAAACCTACAAAATCTTTTAATGCTAGATTATGAGAACAGAGTGGCAGACCAGTTAAGAACAGGTTCAAACTTAGGTTCAAATGCAACAGTTTCTTCAAAATGGGATTCTACTGCATCAGGAACTTCTGACCCGTTCGCTGACATTCAAACAGCAAAATCAGCAATTAGAAGCACAACTGGCTTGGAAGCTAACACAATTATCTTTGGTAGAGATGTATACAATGCTCTTTTAAGACATGCAGACATCTTAGAAAGAATCAAATATGTTCAAAGAGGTGTTGTAACAAAAGACCTACTTGCAGCATTATTTGATGTTGATACTGTGTTAATCGGTTCTGCTATTAAAAATACAGCAGAAGAAGGACAAGCAGATAGCTTTAGCTCAATTTGGGGTAAAGACACTATCGTTTATCACAAAACTAATGGACCAGATGCAGATGGAAGAAACCCTTCATTAGGATATTCTTTCAGATGGACAAATCCATTGTTTGGTACACCTATGGCAGTTGAATCATGGGAAGACCCAGACCACGGAAACTACATGAATATGAGAGTTCAGTATTATCAGGACGAGAAAATCGTTGCTCCTGAACTAGGATATTTATGGGAAGACTGTGTTAGTTAAACACTAAACTAGGGGGAGCTCTTTGCTCCCTCTTTTACTACCCATAGTGCATGGGTCAAAAGCACTCCATAAGACATGGGCTACAAGTCTCGCATAGGTCATGCGATAAAAGACACAACAACAATAAGAGGTGTTTTATGACAAGTGTAAGTTCATCAGCTTTAAGAGTTTATCAAAAACAACAAAGAGCTAAAAAAAGACTTTCAATCTTTACAAAAGTAATATACAATATGTAATGTAAAGGGATAACAATATTGATTGTTAAACGAAGAAAGCTAAGAGATTAGCACTACCCTTTACCACTTGATTACCATGAGTAACAGAGAAAGATGGCAACCAACAAAATATCCAGATTATCTAGTATCTAACAAAGGTCGTGTTAAATCTCTTAAATATCATAGAGGCACACATTTTCGCATGTTATCACAACATCCCGATAATGATGGCTATTTGCAAGTAACTTTATATCCTGGTAAATATGTAAAAGCAAAAGTACATCACCTAGTTGCAGAAGCATTTTGCAAAGGTAAATCAAAAGATAAAAGGTGGGCATTACATAAAGATGGAAACAATCAAAACAACAGGGCTAGTAATATATACTGGGGTTCTCCTGCTGATAATACTAGGGATATGCACCTTCATGGTAATGCTAAAAATTGGTGGACTTCTGAAAAGAATGTTTCACGAAAACTTAAACTTCAATCTGTAAAAAGAATAAAAAGAATACTGAAAGAAGATAAATCATATGGTGTGCAATCTCGTTTAGCGAGAGAATACAATGTTGCACCTAAAACAATATCCGATATAAAGGTAGGTAAATCATGGGCAAATATAAATTAGACTTAGTATTTCTAGTAGCAGGTATGGAAATATATCCTGACATTATGAAAGAAAAATCATTAGGTGGTAGCGAAACAGCAGGGATAGAAATGGCTCATGCAATGGCTAGGAGAGGACACAATGTAAAACTGTTTTGTAATACTAAAGAAACACAAAATCATGATAATGTTTCATATCATCCTATGAGCCATAACGGACAGGGTTTAGACAATTTTTTACAATATGTAACATCAGCTCCAGTAGATGTTGTAATCAACCAAAGAATACCTCAAGCTTTTGCTTTACAATCAAAATCAAAACACAATGTTCTTTGGCAACATGACTTTGCAACTGTAAAGCAAAGAGCAGAATTTAATTCATGTCTTTGGAATGTTGACCAAGTATTTTGTTTGAGCGATTGGCAAATAGAACAATATAAAGAAATTTATGGACTTGAAAATGAAGATATCGATTATAACTACGACATGTTTTTTAAAACTTCCAATGGTATATCACAAATACCTGATTACAAAATTACGAGAAAGAAAAAACAATTAGTGTTTACCAACAGACCAGAAAGAGGAATGGACACCTTGTTGTTACAGATAATGCCAAAAATTTGGGAGCAGGATAAAGATGTTGAACTTGTTATTTCAGGATATGACAATACAACTTCTGCAATGGTTGATTACTATGAGAAGATGGCAATGACAATAGCTAATTATGCAAAACAAGGATTTAAAATAAAACATGCAGGACATTTGACCAAAGAACAATTATATAAACTTTATCAGGAATCTACGGCATTTATTTATCCAACAATGTTTTATGAGACTTCTTGTATAACTGCAATGGAATCACAAGCTTGTGGACTTCCAATGATAACTACAAACAGAGGTGCATTACCTGAAACTTTATGTCATAAAGGCAATATCATTATTGATGGACCAACTAATACAGAAAAGTATACAAATCAATTTGTTGATGCAGTTTTCCAAATCATTGAAGAGCATGGAACTGGTAAACAAGACATCAGAAAAGAACACATGAAAAAGAAAATCTTTGATTATGATTGGGATAGAATTGCACAAAAGTGGGAAAAGAACTTCTTAGACCAATTTAAAATAAAAACAGAACACAAATATTCTTTATACGAACATTTACTTCAAAAAGAAGATATCATGACATTGAGACATGCAATGACCAAACACGATAATGTCGTTGACTACACAATGAAATACAGAAATTTATTGGGATGTCAGTATTCATACATTGATGACAGAAGCTTTTATAGAAAAAAATATATCAAACTTGGTGCAGAATATATTGCAAAAGAAACTGTATTTGAGCCAAGAAAATATCCTAGAACTGATGTGATGTTAAATGCATTTAAACAATATCATAACAATAAACCTATAAAGCATATGTTGGACTTTGGTGGCGGACTTGGTAATGAAGCATTTTTCTTTGCAGAAGAAATAGGATGTAAAGTAGATTGTGTCAATATTTCGGTAGATGAGAACGAGGGTTCGTTTAAACTTGTAGACCAAACTAAACCACAACTTTTATCTAAGATTAAATTTATAACAGCAGATGAAGATACATTACAAGTAGATGAAAAGTATGATGGATTGCACCTTGGTGAAATTTTAGAACATCAACCTTATCCAAGTCAATTCATGTCAAAGCTAGTAAAGTTTATTAAAAAGGATTCACCAGTAGTAATAAGTGTACCGATAGGACTTTGGGAAGATGAAAGACATGCTCACCTTTGGAATTTTGAAAGAAGAGATTTGCAAGAGATATTTGGTGAACAAGACAATTTAAACATACAGCTTATGTCAGGACCTTATAACAATAATCTGCAAGACAGATTGGGTTGGTTTGTAATATCATTCACTAAAAGCAATAAGCCTTTTGGCAATGTTAATCTCGACAGGAAGCTAGCGATACAAGCACCAAGAGAAACAATAAGCACTTGTATCATAACAAAAGATGAAGAGAATGAGATTGGTGGTTGTTTGGAATCAATAAAAGCAATATCCAACGAGATAATTGTTGGTGATACAGGCAATACTGATAGCACTAACAATATAGTCGAGAAGCATGGAGCAACAATAATAAAAGCTAGAAATCCTAAAGAACATGGCTTTGATGAAGCCAGAAACGACACAATAGACAAAGCGAATGGGTCGTTGATACTTTGGATAGATGCTGATGAAAGATTGATGGATAATCGAAAACTTATAAAATATTTAAGAAGAAATCCGTTTAACGGATATAGCATCAAACAAGTACATCATACAGTTGACCCAATAGGAGAGCCAAAAGTTGACTTGCCAATAAGGTTGTTCCGTAACAATAAAGGAATCAAATTCTACGGCTTTGTCCATGAACATCCAGAGATAGCAATGGGCAGAGGAGTTGGAGCTTCGATGATATGCTCCGATGTTTTAATATCTCATACAGGATATCTTACAGAAACAATTAGAAGAGACAGGTTTAAAAGAAACATACCCATGATGTTTAAAGATAGAGAGAAATATCCTGACCGACTTCTCGGTAAATTCCTGATGCTTAGGGATTGGGTGCATATGGCTCGTTATGCTTTTGAAGAAAACAATAAGCAAATGAATCCGCAAACAATAGAGTATGCTGAAAATGCAATAAAAGCATTTGATGAAACATTCTTAAACGATAACAATATGTACCAAGATGAAGCAATACAATTCTATTCAGAGGCTATGGCGATGTTAAACTTAGGGCATGCCTACAGTACATCGACAATATTTGAGGATGCATCGGGCAAAAAGCATACAGTTGAAGTAGCAGGTAGATTCAAAACTCAAGAGGACTTTAATACAATAGTTAACAACAAATTAAAAGCAGTTAAGAAAGAACACGATAACGAGTTTGTCTAAACCCCTGACATCATTAGCAAAACTTTTTTTACAAAATAGTTGACAAAGATATATCTATTTGATATTCTTATAAATGTACGGAGGTAAAGACTATGAGCAATCATTATAACGACAGATTTTTAGAACAGCGATATGAACAGTATCTTGAGGAAGGTAAGTCAGAAGCAGAAGCTAAGAAAGAAGCAGAGCTAGACTTATTATTAGAAGATGATGATTCATGGAGAGAATACGATATTGATGAGGAGGACTTAGACTAATGGATGAAGCATTACTAGACTATATAAAAGAGAATCTAATTGATTGGGCTAATTTTACAGAGCTAACAAAAGAAACTTGTGAGACAGTAGAAGATGGCATATTGTATGGACACAAAGAACTAGCCGAAATACTAATTCAAAGAATCGCAGGTTACGAAAGAGCATTGATTGATGTCAATGCAAATGATGCATTGAGGAGGATGAATGATGAAGGTTAAAGATTTGATAGAGCAATTACAAAAATACAATAATCCAGATGATGATATTGTTTGTGCTTATTGGTCTTTTAGTGATGTTGATGATGATTCATTGACAGATGATGAATG